TCAACACGATCAAAGCCCCGACTACCCGAATCAATGCGCCCGAAGATAGCTGCAATCCAGCGGTGCGCGACAAGATCCTGGCAATGATTGACGAGCGCGGAATCAAGCACGGCCTGCTGTCATTGAACATTGCGCGGCAACTGTATCCGAAATCCAAGACCGGCGATCAGATCATTGTCGGCCCGGCGCAGTTTGTGGTGGGCGAGTGAGCCGATACGTCGTGCAGGCCGGCTGGTCAAGCGTTCCCCATATCAGCCAGCAGGACATTGACGACATGGCCAAGTCCATCAGCCCGCACCAACTGGACGCCCGGATGAACGGCAACCCCTCGCTGGGCGCAGGCGCCATTTACCCGGTGCCCGAAGAAGATTTCTTGTGTGAGCCGTTTCAGGTGCCTGCCTGGTTCCCGCGCCTGTATGGCCTGGACGTTGGCTGGAAGAAAACCGCCGCCATCTGGCTGGCCCATGACCGCGATACCGATATTGTGTATGCCTACTCCGAGCATTACCGGGGGCAGGCCGAGGCGCCGATTCACGCCAAAGCGATCCGAATGCGCGGCGACTGGATTCCCGGCGTGATTGATACCGCCGCCCGAGGCCGCTCACAGATCGACGGCAAGACGCTCTGGAAGCTGTACGAGGATGAAGGTTTGCGGTTAAGCAAAGCGAACAAGGCGGTTGAGGCTGGCTTGATGGAGGTGCTGGATCGACTGTCTACCGGGCGACTCAAAATCTTCAGCACGCTACAGCACACCCTGGGCGAGATCCGCCTGTACCGGCGCGACGAGAAGGGGCGAATTGTGAAAGAGAACGATCATTTGATGGACGCCCTTCGCTACGCCGTCATGCGGCTAGGACTGGCGACCACCCGGCCGGCCCCGCAAGTCAGCACAAGCCACTTACCCGGCGACCCCACGGCAGGATACTGATATGAACGACGCGCAGACGATGCCCGACGAGGCCGACGCAATGGCGCCGGATGACGAGAAGGCAGAGAAGATTCGCCGCGAGGAAGATCTTAACGCCCTGGGCGCCAAGCTGAACCGCCTGGCCCAAGAGCAGGTATCCGCCCGGCAGCAGATCGAGACACGCTGGCTTCAGGACTTGCGCCAGTATCACGGCGAATACACCGCCGACGAACTGAGCCGGATGACGCGCAAGCATTCCTCGCAAGTGTTCGTGAACATCACCCGCAACAAGACGCGAGCCGCGATTGCGCGCATGGGCGACATGCTGCTGCCCAACGACGACACCAACTTTGGCGTAAAAGAAACGCCAGTCCCCGCCGTGAGCGCCACCAATGGCGCGGCGATGCAGGCTGATATGCAGCAGGGCCCAATGCAGGCCGGCATGATGCAGCAGGGCCCGATGCCCGAGCAGGCAGACCCTCAAGCCGAGCAGCAGCAGGCCAAAGAGCAGGCCGCCGCCGCCGCCCGCGCCATGCAGCAGCAGATCGAGGATGACTTTGCCGAGGCCGGTTACAACACCCATGCCCGAGACGTAATCGAAGATGCGTGCCAACTGGGCACCGGCATACTGAAAGGCCCGACCGTGGTGAACCGTACCCGCCGGGCGTGGATCACCGACCCGCAGACCGGCCAGAGCGTCATGGAAGTTCAGGACGAACTGCGAGCCGGATTGGAGCGCACCGACCCCTGGGACTTCTTCCCGGACATGTCTGCCGCGAACATGAGCGAGGCTGAATTTGCCTTTGAGCGGAAATTACTGAACCGCAAGCAGATGCGTGAATTGTCGGACCTGCCTGGCGTCATGCTGAATCAGCTACGTCGGGCGCTGGAGAATAACGAAGGGCGCCACATTGCCGAGGACCGCCGCCACGAACTGCGAGCGATTACCGGCGTGGATACCGTCACCAACGACAAGAAGTACGAACTCTGGGAATACTGGGGGCCGATTGACAAGGAAGAACTGAAGGCTTGCGGCTGCGATGACATTGACGACGACCCGCTGATTGAATACACCGGCTGCATTCTCATGGTGGGCGGCCACGTTATCAAGGCCGCCCTGAACCCGCTGGAAACCGGCGACCTGCCGTACAGTGTGTTTAACTGGGAAGCCGACGCCGCCTGCATCTTTGGCTTTGGCGTGCCGTACCTGATGCGTCAGCCGCAGAAAGTCGTCAACGCCGCCTGGCGCATGATGATGGACAACGCCAGCGTATCAGCAGGCCCGCAGATTGTACTGAAGAAGCGAGGCATCGTGCCTCAAGACGGCGACTGGGCGATCCGCGCCAACAAGGTCTGGCTCGATACCGGCGACGAGCCAGTGGCCAGCGCCTTTCAGACATACCAGATCAACAACAACCAGGGCGACCTGTTTGCCATCTTTGAGTCGGCGCAGAAGTTAGCGGACACCGAAACCAATCTGCCTATTCTGCTGCAAGGCGAAGGCATTGGCGGGGGTCCGGGCTCCAAGACGTTCGGCGGTATGCAGATGCTGATGAACAATTCCAACATCGTGCTTCGATCCGCGACCAAGAACTTTGACGATGGCGTAACCACTCCCACCGTCCGCCGCTTCTACGACTACCACATGATGTACACCGACCGCCCGGAGATTAAGGGCGATTTCGACATTGTAGCCAAAGGCACCAGCGTTCTGGTAGCCAGGGAAGAGCAGCAGGAAAAGCTGATGATGCTGTCTCAGGTAGCGGCACAGAACCCGATCTTCTCAGAATTGACCAACTGGGGCGGGCTGTACCGGGAGATTCTGCGCACCCTGCAAGTGCCGGTTGATAGCGTGGCCTACACCGACGAGGAAATGGAGCGCAAGGCGCAGGAGCAAGGTCAGCAGCAGGAGCCGCCGCTTGAAGTCCAGGTGAAGATGAAGGAATTACAGATCAAAGAGCAGGAGCTGCAACTGAAGTCTCAGCAGCAGCAGTTTGAGCAGCAACACAAGTCTGCCGAATTGCAGACCCGGCAAGAAAAGGACCGCATGGAAATCGCCTTGAAAGAAGGCATCACCATGAAAGAACTGGAGGTCAAGGTGGGTATGCACTCGCAGGAACTGGAAGCGGAAATGCAAAAGACCGCCGCCAAGCTGGCAACAGACCGCGAAACCAAGGCCGCGCAGTTGGCCGACAGCCAGAACGAGCGCATGGCGCGCAGAGAAAATATGCAGCAAGGCTTTGACAGCTACTCATGATTGATCGCCACGGACACACCTGGATGACCATTGAGCGATGGCTGAATGAACGCCGGGACGATGGCGTGCAGTCGCTTATCAATGGCTCGCCCCACGACGACCAGAAGCGCGGAGAGATTCGCGTGATTGATGATTTGCTGGCCTACGCCAGTGACGAACCGGAGCCTGTCGTTAAGACGAGCCCCGACTACTGAATCAGACCGCCATCCGGCGGTTTTTTATGCCTATCAGGCAATCACCAGCCGTTCGGGAGAACCGCTAAATGACCTACCAGCCGCTTAACCAGCCGCAGGATGACAATTACAGCGACCAAGAGCAGGACTTTGACAGCGCCTTTGAGGAATACGCCAAAGGCACTCAGCCTGCCGAGGACCGCGACGAGTATCACGTTGACCGTGACGCCTTGCCCGAGAGCGACACAGCGGACGACGGCGAACCGGAAGACCTTGCCGCCAAGCTCAAGACGCTGGAGCAGGAAAACGAGCGCCTGAAGCACTCCGACGCCTCGCAGCGCGGACGACTGGGGGCTTACCAGAAGCAGATCAATGAACTGCAACGCAAGCAGCAGGAGTTCGACGCTGCCAAACCCACCAACCCGTCAGGGGAGCCGCAGAACGACAACCAGCAGAAGCAGGACATGGCCGAGTCCATGGGTGTGGATGACTGGAAGGAGTTTGCCGAGGACTTCCCCGACATGGCCCGCGCCTTTGAATCTCGTCTGAAAGCAGACCAGCAGAAACAGGCGCAACTTGAACAGCAGGTTTCAGAACTGAGATCCGCTGTGCAGCCCATACAACAGCAGGCCCATGAGCAACAACTTCAGTCAGAGTATGCCCGCCTTGAAAGCCGGCACGACGATTGGCGAGAAGTGGTCAATGCGCCCGAGTTCCAGACATGGCTGCAATCGCAGAATCCGACCATCCAGAGCCTATCAGAATCCGAAAGCGCCGATGACGCATCCGCGTTGCTGGACTTCTACAAGGGCGTGAGTGGGCCGGGTAACGACAACAGCCGTGCTCAACAGCACGACAAGCGGAAAAGCCGACTGGCCAACGCACAGACTGTCAGCCGCCGTGGGGCGGGGCAGAGAAGCGGGACACCAGAGGACTTTGACGCGGCCTTTGAACACTACGCCGCCAAGAGGCGGTAACTCCCAATTTACGAGGTAATACATCATGGCTATCACAACTTACGGCGACATTTCCCAGCGTACCGCCGCCTGGGCCGCCACCGAGATGCTGTCTCACGCTGAGCCGATCCTGGTTCTGTCCAAGTTCGGTCAGTCCAAGCCGCTGCCGAAGAACAAAGCCGACACGGTGAAGTTCCGCCGTCCGGTGCCGTTCGCCACCATCACCACACCGCTGACTGAGGGTGTGACCCCCAGTTCGCAGCAGATGGCGTATGAGGACGTAACGGTTCAGATCAAGCAGTGGGGCGCCTGGACCGAGATCACCGATTACGTCAACGACCTGTCGGAAGATCCCGTTCTGTCTGACGCTTCGATGCTGTGTGGCGAGCAAGCCGCTGAAACCATCGAGTACGAAACCTGGGGCGCGATTCGTGCCGGCACCAACGTGTTCTACAGCAACGGCTCTGCCCGTACCGATGTAAACACGGTGTACAGCCTGTCTACCCAGCGCGCCGTGACTCGCTCGCTCAAGGCCAATCGCGCCAAGAAGATCACCAGCATGGTGGGCGGTTCCCCGAACTACTCCACTGAACCGGTCGATGCCGCGTTCATCGGCTTTGCGCACACCGACCTGGAAGCGGACATTCGGGACATTCCCGGATTCGTGCCTACCGAGAAGTACGGCAGCATGAAGCAGTTGCCCTACGAGATCGGCAAGGTCGAGGACGTGCGTTATGTCCTGAGCCCGGTTCTGGATTCGTTCGCAGACGCAGGTGGCGCCGCCGGCTCTACCCTCAGTACAACCGGCACATCGTCTGACGTGTACCCGATTGTGATTGTGGGCAAAGAAGCCTACGGCCTGATCCCGCTGAAAGGCGCAGGCGCTGTCACTCCGCAGGTTCTGAACCCTGGAGTGCCACGCGGCGGCGACCAACTTGGTCAGCGCGGTTCTGTGGGCTGGAAAGCCTACTACACCTGCAAGGTTCTTAATGAAACTTGGATGGCGAGAGTGGAGTGTTCTGCCTCGGCCCTGTAATCAATAACTTGCACTAAACGAAGAGTGGCCAGCGCGTCACTCTGCAACCTGAGCCCCGGCCACCATACCGGGGCTTTTTATGACACGCACTGAAGGACGTTCACATGAGCGAGATCAACACAGAGGTTATGACCCGCGAGGAATTAGAAGCGACCGCCAAGGATCTGGGGCTGTCTTTTCCGCACAACGCCGGTGATGACACATTGCGCACCAAGATCAGCACAGCCTTGGGCGATACCGGCAATGGCGAATCAAAACCCGCCGCCAAACCAGCCAAGAAAGACGAAGCTGGCGAAAAACACTACGAAATTATCATTGCCCGCCACGACCAGGACAAGCAGCCGGTGCCGGTTGGCGTCAATGGCAAGACCTGGCTCATTCAGCGCGGCGAGAAGGTTATTGTGCCCAAGCGCGTGGTGGACAACTTGAGCAACGCGGTTCAGTTCAACTACGACCCGGCCACCATGAAGCGCACCGATATCCAGAGCTACCC